TCCTCGGGTACTAATCTTGTGGTAATCCCAGTCCTGCACCGTAGCACAGTAATTAGCTTTCTGCCGTCCGATAGCATCTTTACCTGTAACGCTGTACTAATTTACAAATGTTTGTGTAAAAACTAATCTATGATAACATACTTTTAAATAAAGGAGGACAATATTTATGAATTTGAAGAAACCCTGGAAACAGGCATACAAGGTGAACAACTTGTTAAGTTATTCTATGAAAGCAAAAAAGAAAAAGATAAATCAATTTACATTGTACGACCAACTAACACCTGGGAACAAAAACTGGGAGCGGACTTCTTTGTCGTCTCCAACGAGATGGACACAAAATATTTTGAAGTAAAAACTGATACACAATCAGTAACAACAGACAATGTAGCTCTGGAGATTCAGATAGTACACCCTACAAAAAAAACTATAGGTTGTGCATTGAAAACTTTTCCTGACTATCTTTTTTACTGGATATACCCAACCAACAGATTATTGTATTGGAATCCAACTGAGTTGAATCCATACATTATAGACTGGGTGTCTGACAATAAATACAAAATAATAGAAACAGAAAACAAAAAATTTTTTTCACGCAACATGATTGTTCCGATTAGCGATATGCTAGCAACAGGATTTGTGAAAGAGATACAAGTAAGTATGGAGCTAGTAGATAAGGTTATCGCTGCTTAACTATAGCTTTTTTATTTGTATCAGATAAACATGGTAATCCATCTTCATGATGTTTATATTTTTCACCACATGCTAAACAAGAAGAATGTCTGTTGTATGTCCAATCAACTTGCGCCATAAGATGGTCTAAGTTAAGAGCCACTTGTCTAGCAATTTTATTTATATCTTTGTCCTCCATGGTAAATGTTATAATAGAGCAAATGAAGACCAAATGCAATTCTTGTAAAAAAGAACTGGTGGTTAAAAGAGCATACAAGATATGCAAAAATCTTGCGTGCGTAGACTATAATAAAAAGCTCAGGAGGTGATTATGTATCATAAAGGCAAGAATATGAAAAAAGCCAAAAAGAAGAAAAAAGGTATGTAATTTAATTTCAGAGGAGGTGGACATGTCCATAAAAAATCAACCAAACATATTTATAACAGCAGATGATTTAAAAGCATGGGCTATAGATTTATCTGAAGCATGTGGTTCTAAACTTATAAATAAAAAACCTAATGTATCTAAAATAGATGCATTGATAGAAAAGTTTGTTTCCGACTATAATGAAAACATGAAATCTATGGTAGAGTTAAAAAATAGATTAGAGGAAGAATAATGGAAGAAACAACTGATGAATACGCAGGTAACCCTAATTGGGCAGGTGATGATTGATGGCTAAAAAGAAACCTGCAAGGAAACCACTTAATGCAAAAACAAAAGCTGCATTACAAAAGAAAGCTGCAAAGTCCAAATATACATATGGACAACTCGCCAGAGTTTATAGGCGCGGACAAGGAGCATATCTATCATCAGGTAGTAAGTCATCTTCCATGGCTGCTTGGGCTATGGGGAGAGTTAATAGTTTTATTAGGGGTGGTCATTCTCAAGATAATGACATAAAG